ATGGGGTCCAGGAAATACTAGAGTCTTAGTAGACAGTGAAGAAACGCTGGCTGCAAGGTTCGGTGATCCAGCACCTTATGCGAACGGAGACCTTTTCAATGTAGAAACATTCTTTTCGGCTGCTAACTTTTTAGCATACGGAAATAAATTATATGTAACTAGAGTCTTAGACTCCAGTTCAAAAAATGCTGCCACAGGCGGAAACGAAGTACTTATTGCGAACGAAGATGACCTCGCAGGTGCAACAATTCCAGCTGGTGCAGATTTTGTCGCAAGGTACCCAGGGTCTTTAGGTAATTCACTTAAAGTATCTGTGTGTACTTCTTCAGCTGCTTACTCAGCAAACTTAGGTGTTAACATTACTACATTAGATAATGGATCCAAAACTGTAACACCATCGGGAGATGTCTCTGCTACTTTACAAGTAGGAGATAATCTTTACTTTGGTAACTCAACAATTGGATTCTTTAATCAAGAAGTAGCTGCTGTTAACTCAACTGCTATTGTATTAGAAGATACTTATACAGGACCAAGTCTTTCCGGTTTTACTAAAAATGCGAATGGACAGATTGCTACTGTAGAAAAAAGATGGAGTCACTGGGATCTAGTAAGATCAGCACCAGGTACTTCTGCTTCTGTTACTAATGCAGGCGGAGCTTCTGATGAAGTTCACGTTGTCATTGAAGATGAAGACGGCGACATTACAGGAACAAAAGGTACAATCCTAGAAGTATTCGAAGGCGTATCCAGAGCAACAGATGCAAAAACAGAATCCGGTGAGACAAATTACTGGAGACAGGTTATTGAAAAATCATCTAACTGGATATATGCTACAGCAGATACAGCAGGGATTGCAGTAGACACAACAAAAGCAACATCAGCAGCAACAGACGTAGGTCCAGCAGCATCCAACCCAGTGTACAATTCACTATCAGACGGTGCTGATTCAGCAGCAGAAGGCAGTATCGCACTTGGACAAGTTACAGCAGGATACGATCTTTACAAATCAGCTGAAGATGTTGACGTAAGTTTAATACTACAAGGTAAGGCAATTGGTGGAACACACAATACAGGTCTTGCTAAACATCTTAGAGATAACATTGCAGAGTCAAGAAAAGACGTTGTAGTATTCATCTCTCCAGATAAAGATGACGTAGTATCAAATGCAGGTAACGAAACAGCTGATACAGTAGAATTCAGAAACGACATTACAAGTTCGTCTTATCTGTTTATGGATTCAGGTTACAAGTATCAGTATGACAAGTATGCAGATCAGTATAGATACATTCCATTGAATGCAGACATGGCTGGACTTGCTGTAAACACAGATGAGCTAAGAGATGCTTGGTTCTCACCTGCTGGTTACAACAGAGGTCAAGTTAAGAATCTTGTCAAGTTAGCTTACAATCCTAAGAAAGGTGAAAGAGATCAGCTTTATCAAGCAGATGTTAACCCAGTAGTAACATTCCCAGGACAAGGTACTATCTTGTTTGGTGATAAGACTCTACTAGGTAAGCCTTCAGCATTCGATAGGATCAATGTAAGAAGATTATTCATAGTGCTTGAGAAAGCAATTAGTACAGCATCTAAATTCACATTGTTTGAATTTAATGATCCGTTCACTAGATCTCAGTTTAGAAATCTAGTCGAGCCGTTCTTAAGAGATGTTCAAGGTCGAAGAGGAATTACAGACTTTAAGGTTGTATGTGACGAAACAAATAACACTGGTGAAGTAATTGATAGAAACGAATTTGTTGGTGACATTTACATCAAGCCTTCTCGTTCAATCAACTTCATTCAGTTAAACTTCGTAGCAGTTAGATCTGGAGTTGAATTCTCAGAGATAGTTGGTAAGTTTTAATAAATAGGAATAGGAGATAAAACATGGCTTTTAATATCAATGAAATGAGGTCCCAGTTAACCCTTGGCGGTGCTAGACCTACCCTGTTCCAAGTAAACCTCTCTAACCCAGCAAATAGTGCTGGTGACCTAAAGAGTCCGTTCTTAATCAGAGCGTCTCAGGTCCCAGCATCTACTTTAGGTTTCATCGAAGTACCATACTTCGGAAGAAAAGTAAAGATTGCAGGTGACAGAACATTTGCTGAATGGAACGTAACGGTTGTCAATGACGAGGACTTCTTAATTAGAAACTCAATGGAAGAGTGGATGCAAACCATCAACTCTCATTTGGGTAACGTAAGAGGTTTTGGATCATCTAGTGACCTGTCTTACAAATCTACAGCCCAAGTTATTCAGTATAGCAAAACAGGCGTACCTATAAGAGAGTATTCTTTTAATGGTATCTTCCCAGTGAACATCACTGAAATGGAAGTAGACTGGAATGCAACTGACGTAATCCAAGAATTCCAGGTGACCTTCCAGTACGACTGGTGGGAAGTTACTGGTGGTTCTACAGGAAACGCTGGCGGAAACTAAGGATAAAGGGCAACCTAGCGTTGCCCTGATTTCTTTTATGCAGTATCATAGGCTGTATAAATATATTATGAGGTAACTATGGAATTATTCGGATTCGAAATAAACAGGAAGTCTACTGACCTAGACTTGGGATCATTCACTCAGAAATCAGAAGACGACGGAGCAGTCGTTGTAGCTGAAGGTGGAGCGTATGGTCAATATGTCGATCTGGAACAGACTGCAAAGAACGAAGGCGAGCTTGTTACTCGTTATAGAAAGATGTCTATGCAGCCAGAATGTGAAAACGCTATTGATGATATTGTAAATGAATCAATAGTCTATGACCCAGACAGTCACACAGTAGAAATTAACTTAGACGCTGTCCCACTCGCGGACGGAATTAAATCAAAAATCCACGATGAGTTCAATATGGTTAAAGACCTATTGGATTTTGAACGACAAGCGTATGAGATTTTTAGACATTGGTACATTGATGGAAGATTATATTACCATGTCATTATAGACGAAGATAATGTACAAGAAGGTATTCAAGAACTAAGATATATCGACCCAAGAAAAATACGTAAAGTAAGGGAAGTAGGTAAGAAGAAATCTGGAACAGGACCTAATACAGTACTCCTGGCAAAGACAAAACAAGAATACTACATGTACAATGATAAAGGATTCAAAGGCGGGCCAGGTGCAGTTAACCCCGCTCAAGGAACTAGCCAAGGCTTAAAGATAGCCAAGGATAGTATACTTCACTGTACTTCAGGACTGATGGACGAAGCTAATAAGATGGTATTATCACATCTTCATAAAGCAATCAAGCCTTTGAACCAGTTAAGAGTTTTAGAAGACGCAACAGTAATCTATAGAATATCACGTGCACCAGAACGTAGAATATTTTACATAGATGTTGGTAATCTTCCTAAACTAAAAGCCGAACAATATCTAAGAGATATGATGGCTAAGCATAAGAACAGACTTGTCTATGATGCATCAACAGGTGAACTAAGAGATGATCGAAAGTTCATGACCATGTTAGAAGACTATTGGTTACCTAGAAGAGAAGGTGGTAAGGGTACAGAAATTACCACACTTCCTGCTGGACAAAACCTTGGAGAGATGGACGACGTTCTATACTTCCAAAAGAAACTTTACAGATCTTTGAATGTTCCTGTATCAAGATTAGAACCTGAACAAGGTTTTGCTATTGGCAGAGCGTCAGAGATCAGTAGAGATGAAATTAAGTTTCAGAAATTTATAGCAAGAGTTAGATTAAAGTTCTCAAGAATATTTGAATCAGCTTTAGAAAAACAACTTGTGTTGAAAGGTATCATTACACCTGACGACTGGCCTCTTGTAAGAAGAGAGATGAGATTTGACTATGTTACAGACAGTCACTTCTCAGAATTAAAAGCACTTGAGATCTTTAGAGAAAAACTCAGTGCAGTTAATGATGTTGATCCTTACCTTGGTAAATACTTCAGTACTATGTGGGTTAAGAAGAATGTTCTTAAGCAAACAGACAAAGAAGTTGAAGATATGCAGGTCGAAATGGAGACCGATGCTGAGGCAGAACAGGAAAGAAACGACGATATGCCAGACGAAATGGGCGCAGAACAGGGACAAGAAGGGAATGGATTCCCAGAAGCGCCAGCTGCGTGAGTGTAGGATATATAAATAAAACAGGAGAATTATTATGAGTGATGATGTAAAAGATATAGTTGACTTGGCAATGGATGATAAACCGAACAAAGCTGCCGAAGTTTTAGATGTAGTTTTAAGAGACAGATTAGCTGATAAAGTTGACGGTCTTAAAAACGAATTAAGCAATGGTATGTTTGGACAAGAGTATCAACCTGATGCTGAACCTGTAGAGGTTCAAACTGAGTTAGATCTAGAACCTGCAGAACAAGAAGATTTTGCAGACGAAGATGAAAACGACTACGAAGCTGAACAAGAGCTAGTAGCGGAACCAGAAGCTGAAGGTGAACAGGAACAACCCGATCAAGAAGAAGATCTTGACGAAACAGAGGAATGAAATGAAATCACTTAGACAGATTGTAGAAGTAAAAAAGATTGACATCATACCAGATCCAGAAATGCAAGCTGGAACAGAAACTGGTATTGGCAAACCTAAATCAGAAGCAGAGAAGAACTTCGTAGGTAAGCATATGGATGTTGTTAATTCACCTCTACACCCAGCCTTTAAAAACGAAGCAGAACAATCAGCAGTATTCAATGGTGGAGCAGTTAAGAAGGACCATTCTAAAGCAGCATCATATGCTGACGGTCAAGACGCAGAAGTATATGAATCTGCAATTGCATTTGTTCAGGACGCTTTAACAGAAGACAACCTAAAACAATTTAACCAGTTGCTAGAAGATGATTATGACACTGCTGCTAACTTTGCAATGGACATTGCATCGGAGATAGGCGACGATGAGTGAAGTTCTAAAATTAAAAAGTTCACAGGCAGCATTAGTTGCTAATAACTCACACGCAGGCAACATAAGCAGCGCTACTCAAGTTCGTATATATAATAATGCAAGTACATTTGGTAACGTAACTGTACAAACAGCATCTAACAATGCTACTGCAGTTGGTGACGCTGAAGTTAAAGGTATGATTTCAGTTGGACCAGCAGAGACAGTTTTGTTGAAGAAAGATTCAACAGACGAAGTATTTGGGTCAGCAGCAACCTTATTGGCAGCTAGCGTATCAGTAGAAGGATAAGACATGAAACTAATATCAGAAGTAACATTTAACGATATAGCACCTGTAATCACAGAGTCAAAAGATGGAAAAAGCAAAGACTATTTCATCGAAGGTGTATTCATGCAAGGCGCCATACAAAACAGAAATGGTAGAATGTATCCAATGGAAACTCTACAGAAAGAAGTAGATAGATACAACGACCAATTCGTAAGCAAGAACAGAGCTTACGGAGAACTAGGACATCCAGATGGTCCTACAATCAATTTAGAAAGAGTATCTCATATGATCAAGTCTCTCAAGAACGAGGGAAATGACATTGTAGGTAAAGCAAAAATCATGGACACTCCATACGGAAAAATAGTTAAGAGTCTTATTGATGAAGGTGCCCAGCTGGGTGTATCATCAAGAGGTATGGGGAGTCTAAAACAGAACAGTGAAGGTATCAATGAAGTGCAAGGGGATTTTCAACTTGCTACTGCCGGTGATATTGTTGCTGATCCTTCTGCACCTAACGCTTTCGTTAACGGTGTTATGGAAGGTGTAGAATGGATTTATGATGCTGCTTCCGGGTCTTGGCAATCACAAGTTGTGATTGAGGAAATCCAGCAGACTGGCAGAGTAAGTGCAAGGGAATTGCAGGAAAGGAAAATTGAGTTTTTTAACAAGTTTCTTAAATCCCTGTAAATTAATTAATTATAAATAATAAGCATAACGTATTAGACTCAAAACGAGGAGAAAAAAAATGGCTAATGAACTAGATAAGTTCGAAACAAATGAAGCTGTTGCGGCCGAGACACAAGTAGAACTTGACGAGTTTAAGGCCAGCGGTGAAAATTCAGCCGTCGCTGAACCTGTAACTAAGGGAAGTAATAAAAGACCAGCAGATAAAACTGCTAGCTTTA